GCGATAGGGGACTGTTGACAACGATCCCCGATAAAATGTCCTCTCAACCCACCCTTACCTCCGGTGCTTGGGCGTATGCTCTCCCTTGGGGAGCTACGCTCTGGGCGAAAGCCTGTTCCGCGTCGGGTCGAAAGCTTGAGTTTGTCCGTGGAAATCGATTCACATCGGTTCCGAAGGACTGCGAGAAGGATCGAGGCATTTGCGTCGAACCCTCTCTCAACGTCTACTTCCAATTGGGGTATGGCCGCTACATGCGACAACGCCTCAAAAAGTTTCGGATAGACCTCAAGGATGGTCAGTCTACACACAGGCAGGTCGCCTGTGCTGCGTCTAAAGACCGCAGATTCTCGACCATTGATCTTTCGAATGCTAGCGACACCATTTGCAGAGAATTGGTAACTCTCTTGCTACCCCCCAAATGGGCTTCGGCCTTGGTCGATCTTAGGTCCTCCCGGACTGAAATCGATGGCCGCTGGTACTTGCTGGAGAAATTCAGCAGTATGGGAAATGGTTTCACCTTTGAACTTGAGACCTTGGTTTTCCTTTCCTTGGTCTTAGGCTTATCTACCTCCGATCAAAAATTGGAGGCGGGTGAGAACGTTTGGGTATACGGTGATGATATCATCGTACCAACGCATCATTACGCAACTGTTGTCGACTGGCTCACTGCCTTCGGATTCCGCGTGAATGTTGATAAGACGTTCTCTGAGGGAAACTTCAGAGAATCATGCGGAGTCGATGCATGGAAAGGGGTCGATGTGACCCCAATCTATCTTAGGCAGCTCCCAGTTACTGGAATGAGGCGAGACTTATTGGCAAAAGTCCTTGAGACGTCTAACCATCTTTGGATGGAAGGATATTTCAAACTCAGCCAAACCCTCGTCGATGAGGTCGAGAGGCAATTCAAAAAGTTGCCCCTCAGACATATCGAGGACGGGTATCTCGGCCTGGTAAACCGACAGAACGCCAGGACCTTCAACTGTTGGTCTAAGCGTTATCAGAGACCAGCTGTGAGAGCATTCGCACTCACGGCAAGTCGCGTAAGCGACCGTCTCGATGGTTACCCGGCACTGCTTAAGAGCCTTACGACCCCTCTTATTGGGAGAGATCGCGAGCACCTCTTGAGCGTCCCCAGAAAGTACAGCGTAGTAGTTAAAAGACGAATCTTTTAACGATGCCATTCCCCAGTTTTGTCGGATGGAGTCAGAGGCGTAGAAACCCCTTGACATCATCCAGGACTCATAAGACGCCCAGAATCCGTTTCTACGGACACATGGAAGTCCTCTTAGTCCTAGCCTACTGAGTAGGGACTCACTGCGGATGGCCAACTGCTCACCGTTATCAGCGATGAAGCGGTTTGTAGTTTGGCTGTACCATCCAGTAGGTTGCATCACCTCAAAGGTGGTGAATAGTCCGGGAAAGATTACTTTACCGGCCAGGGAGGGATACTTCATGTTACTGATCCTTTTAGGGTTGGACATGACGTATTATGCGGCGGGTGATGAACCCGTCGCAGTGCGTTGCGCGTGTACGCAGGGACGGGACCGTAAG